TTGAAGAAATATTTGATACTATTGAAACAATTGTTACGAAGATACGTGAATCAGATAAAGATAAATTAGTTACTATTCTCGTAGATAGTTTAGCAGCTGCATCTACAAAGGTAGAGATGGATGCTGACTTTGATAAAGATGGTTGGGCCACGGCTAAAGCCATTATTATATCAAAGGCTATGAGAAAGATTACTCAAATGATAGCAAGACAAAAAGTTGCTCTTGTATTCACAAATCAATTAAGACAAAAGTTGGGTGTAATGTTTGGTGATCCTTGGACTACTTCAGGTGGTAAGGCTCTTCCATTTCACGCATCAACTCGTGTTCGATTTAAGAATATGGGTCAGATTAAAGATACCAAGAAAAATACAATAGGTATTAAGATAAAAGGACAAGTGATTAAGAATCGTCTTGGTCCTCCAATGAGAACTGCAGAGTTTCCATTATATTTTGATACTGGTATAGATGACTATGGTAGTTGGTTGACAGTAATGAAAGACCATAAGATAGTTAAGGTTGGTGGTGCATGGTATACATTACAACACGTAGATGTAGAAACTGGTGAACTTATTAAAGAACATAAATTTCAATCTAAAGATTATGCAGAACTTATGGACTCAAATCCAGATTTAAAACAATTTTGTTACGATAGAATTTGTGAAGCTTGTATATTGAAATACGATTCCAAAGAATTAGGTATAGATGATGTTACTGAAACAGATGAGGTAGTAGATGAAATCTAAAAAGGATTTGAACGATAAGTTTATATCATTTTTAGATCAGATAAAAGACGAAGAACATAAATCAGTAACACATCTTAATGATAGAGTTTTAGTTATAGATGGATTAAATACTTTTATTAGAGCTTTTGCAGTAAATCCTTCTATCAATGAAGATGGTTTACATATTGGTGGTATGATAGGATTTTTAAGATCAATTCGTTATACTTGTGATATTCTTAAACCTTCTCGATGTATCATTGTCTTTGATGGTAAGGATGGTAGTAAACGGAGGTCTAAAATATATCCAGATTACAAGGCTACTCGTAAAGTTAAAAAAAGATTAAATCGGAACGTAGATTGGGGCACTGCTCCGGCAGATGAGGAGGAATCTATGAAACAACAGATGGGACGGTTGATCGAGTATCTCGAACAACTACCCCTGACGTTGGTTTGTATTGATGGAATTGAAGCAGATGATACTATAGCCTATATATCACAACAACTCTTATCTGAAAGTGATATATTTATAATGTCAACCGATAAAGACTTTCTTCAACTCGTAGATGAAAGAGTGAAAGTGTGGAGTCCAACCAAGAAAAAATTATATACTAAAGATGAAGTGTTTGATGAATTTGGGATACCATCACGAAATATTCTAACATATAGGATACTAGATGGTGATAAGTCGGACAATATTACTGGTATAAGAGGGTGCGGTATAAAAAGTATAATAAAGTACATCCAACCTATTACAGAAGATAAAGATTTTTCAGTTATAGATTTACTTGATTATGTTGAAAATAGTTCAGATAATAAAATAAAACTCTTGGATACTATCCAAAATAGTCGTAATTTAGTGAAGCGGAATTATCTACTAATGCAACTACAAAAGGTAGATATTCCAAATCATACAAAGATGAAAATACAGGGTGCTATCAATGGTGAAGTACCCCAACTAATTAAATACAGATTTCAGACAATGTTTCTGAAAGATAAATTAACATCTGCGATTCCTAATCTTGATTCTTGGATTATGGAATTTACCAGATTAGATAGATTTAGGGGATTAAGTGGCAAATAAATTATCAGAATATGGACATACATTTCAGATAAAATCTATAGCTTGCCTAATGATAGATGTAGGATTTATGGGTCAGATATATGATATATTAGATGAGAAACATTTTGATAATGATTCTTTAAAATGGATTGTAAAGGAATGTAAGTTATATTATAATAAGTATAAGAAACCAATTACACTTGACGTATTTAAGGTTAAAGTAAATGAGGTTCATAATGATATTTTAAAAACAACAATTATAGAGAATTTAAAAGAGATATTTAAACATCAAGAAACACCAGATTCAGATTTTATTAAAGATCAAGCAATAGATTTTTTCAAAAATCAAACACTTAAAAATGCTATTCTTGAATCGGTTGAAATATTGGAGAGTAAAGGTGATTTTGAAAATATAAAAAATATCATTGATTCTGCTATGAGAGCAGGTACTGAGAGAAATTTAGGACATGAGTATGCAGAAGAAACTGCAATAGAAGAAAGATATTCTGAAATGGCTCGTAGTGTGGTTGCTACACCTTGGGATGTTTTTAACGAACTAACACAAGGTGGTTTAGGTGGTGGTGAATTGGGTGTGATTGTGGCACCGGCTGGTATTGGTAAGACTTGGATATTATGTGCTTTAGGTGCAGGTGCTATGAAAAAAGGAACAAAAGTTGTTCACTATACATTGGAGTTAAATGAGGCATATGTAGGATTAAGATACGATAGTTGTTTTACTGGATTACCAAATCAAAATTTGAAATATCATATAGATGAAGTTAAAAGTGGTATAGAAAAAATAGATGGTGAGTTAGTCGTTAAGTATTTTCCAACGAAAACAGCCAGTGTAAATACTTTATCAGCTCACTTGCAAAAGATGAGAATGATGGGTAAAGATTTTGATATGGTTGTCGTAGATTATGCAGATATATTAAGAGATACAAGTAATGCGAGAGAAGTAAGACACGCACTTGGTAACATCTATGAAGATTTAAGAGGATTGGCTGGTGAGTTTGAAGTTCCAGTTTGGACTGCATCACAGGCTAATAGAAGTGCTCTTGATGAAGATGTGATTGAGGCTCAAAAGGTTGCTGAATCATATCAAAAGATTATGACAGCTGATTTCGTAGTATCTTTGAGTAGAAAAGTAGAAGATAAGATTGGCAACACAGGTAGATTCCATGTGATTAAAAATAGATTTGGTCCAGATGGTATTACATATCCAGCTAAAGTAAATACTAATACCGGTGCAGTAGAAATATATGAATCTACATCAGTTGGTGGTAAAGAACAACAAAAGAAGATTAATAACAGAGATAATCTTATGAAGAAGATGTTAGCTAGCAAGTATGATGATATGATGAATGATGGATAAATTTACTATTCATAAAATTAAGAATATGAGTATAAAAGAGATTTCTGAAATAGAAGCTCTTGAACTTATTTTTGATAATCATTACTCTAAAATAATGCCAAGATTAAGTAAACATTTTCTTGGTGGATATATAGATAATAAATTAGTTGCAGTTATGACATTGGGTTGGGGTGTTCAACCTCTAAATACAATAAAGAAATTATTTCCATCATTAGTATCTAAAGATTATTATGAAATAGGTAAGATGTGTTTACTTGAAGAGTTACAAAAAAATTCTGAGTCTATTTTTATATCAAAGGTATTTAAATTTGTTAAGGATAATTATAAACAGATTAAACTAATATATACTTGGGCAGATGGAATTTTAGGTAAACCTGGTTATGTTTATCAGGCATCAAATTTTTTGTATGGTGGATATATAACTACCGATTTATACATAAGTAAAGAAGGTGAGAAAGTACACCCAAGAACAGCCCAAGGTATAATGAATGAGAAAGATGGGTTTGATGTAGGTAGAAGACCAGATAAAACATTTTTAATTGAAAATGAGTGGAGTCATTATAGGGGTAAACAATTTAGATATGTATATTTTGTGTGTAATAAGAGGGAAAAAAAGAAATTATTAAAAGAAAGTTCAGTTGAATGGAATCAACCATTTCCAAAAGATAAAGATTTATCTTGGAAGAGAAAGAATTTAGAGGATGGGATTTGGTATGATGTTGATCATATTAATTATAATGGTGGTGCCTCGATTAAATATAATAAAACTGCTTTAAAGAATAAAAAACGTACTGATACAATAAAAAATGCAAGAAAATTTTTTAATTTATAGGAGAGAAATGAAGATAATAGAAAATATAGAAGTACCAGAAGATTATTGGGAGAGTACATCAACTAATAATGAAGAATTTGAATTTATTTACAACGAAAAAGAATTAAGTGATATTTATATATGATTCTAAAAATTGATATAAATCACATTAGGGGGTTATAGTGAAATTTACCTTATCGGATAATTTTATAGAAAAATACAAAAGAAAAAGAGCACCTTTCGGATTTAACGGGTTGGGTGAACTTGTATATATGAGAACCTATTCTCGACTTAAAGAGGATGGTAAAAATGAAATGTGGTGGGAAACAGTTCAACGTGTTGTACAGGGAACTTACAATATGCAGAAGAACCACATTGAACGATATGATTTAGGGTGGAATGCGTGGCAAGCACAACGGTCAGCACAAGAGATGTATGACCGAATTTTCAATATGAAATTCTTGCCTCCTGGACGTGGTCTGTGGTCGATGGGAACATCACTAACAGAAGAAAAAGGATTATACGCCGCCCTCAATAACTGTGCATTCGTATCAACTCAAAACCTAAAAGACGATTTATCAAAACCATTTACATTTTTAATGGATGCTAGTATGGTTGGAGTAGGTGTTGGTTTTGATACTAAAGGTGCAGAATCATTCGTAGTAAGAGGACCTAAACCTGATAGAGAACCAGAGATATACCATATACCAGATACAAGAGAGGGTTGGGTTGAATCTATGGCAAGATTATTGGATAGTTATTTTCTTGGTATTACAAATGTAAATTTTGATTATACACAAATTAGAGATGCGGGGAAACCAATCAAAGGATTTGGTGGTGTGGCTAGTGGTTATAAACCTCTTGAAGAAGTTCATAATTCAGTAAGGGAAACATTAGATAAAAATGTAGGTGAACCTATAACAGTAACTACAATTGTAGACATAATGAATCTTATTGGTAAATGTGTAGTTGCTGGTAATGTAAGACGAACTGCAGAAATAGTATTTGGTGATTCAACATCAGACGAATATATCAACTTAAAAAATTATAAAAAGAATCCTCATAGAGAAACATTTGGGTGGACATCCAACAATTCAATATTTGCTGAATTAGGTATGGATTATACAGATATAGCTGAAAGAATTAATGATAATGGTGAACCAGGATTTGCTTGGTTAGAAAATATGAAACATTATTCTCGTATGAAGAATGGTGGGGATAACAAAGATCACAGAGTTGCGGGTGGTAATCCTTGTTTAGAACAAAGTTTAGAAAGTTATGAGTTATGTTGTTTAGTAGAAACATTTCCAAGTAACCATACAGATTTAGATGATTATATAAAGACTTTAAAATACGCATATCTATATGCTAAAACAGTAACACTTGGTAAGACACATTGGCCAGAAACGAATCGTGTAATGTTAAGAAACAGAAGAATCGGATGTAGTGTAAGTGGTATAGCTCAGTTCATTACTCAACGTGGGCTTGGTACATTAAGAGATTGGTTAGAAAACGGATACGATGCGATACAAGATTATGATAAACAGTATTCAGATTGGATGGCAAT